GACGAAATCACCAACAATCGGTGTGTTGGCATCTGATAGATAAATGGCGTAGGCTTTCTCCACTATCCGGTCATACTTGAACTTTGGTTCGACTGGTTTGTAGAGATTGATTTTCGAAATTGTCCTCAAAACGTCACAACAGGAGTCGGGATCTCCCCACCATACGTATGGGGAGTATTTCCGTGACAAGAACTCCACTCCAAACTGTCCATGTGGGATCAGATCCACTGTGAGTGTGAGCCCGAGCTCCTGCGCCACAAGCTCCGCCTGCTTGGCGGGAATGTCCATAACAAGACCATCATCACCTCCGTAGATGCCCAACCGGGCATAAGCATCAGCAGCAGTGTGACCAGCTTTCCGAAAGGACGCATAGGAATGGAAAGCATTGATCGCTGAATTGGACACTGCTGTGCCTGATTCACCAGAATGTCTTTGAAACGCGGTCTTGAACTTCATACCAAACGGAGCGTAAACGGTCCGGTGGTGACTTCCGCGCAACAATTCTAGGATGATTTGATGGTACTGTGGGTGAAACAAACGGAGGAAAAGCACAATCTCCACATCCCGGGTTCCTTCATTGATAGACCCGTCATAATTCGCAAAGTCTGAGCATAAAGCGTGGATCTTTGCGAGTGTACAGATCTCAGCAACACGCATGGCAATGTGTTTTGGGGTGTGGCCAAAGGCATACCACCCGGTCGTTTGGGTAAGATACAATGCCATGGTGAGAGTGAAAGTGGACCACGGGGTCTGGTGTTGTCCGGGGAACTGGACGATGACGCGTGGCCAAGAGCATTTCTGATAAGCTTCTTTCTTGATGAAAGCATCGCTCAACTCAGTTGGCTCCTGGTACATCGCTCGCCAAAACCTTGCACGTTGTGAAGGTTTGCACTGCTTTTCGTATACCTCGTCAACAGACGCGGGGTGTGCCACATGAGCAACCGGCACAACGAAAGCAGCAAACTCCAAAAGGTACTGCGTGTTTGTTTTTGACATCGTCATGTTCTTTTGTGGATTGATGAGCCTTTGTTCGATGGCCATTTTGACATTTGCTAGGGTGTTTGTCGGAACAAACCCAGCTGGCCACAAAGGTGGGTGCAGGGACATCATCGCCGGCTTTGCCTCGGCATCAGCCTCAGGTGGATTGAATTGGTATGGCCGGACGTGAATCGTAGGGGGATGTGCAATGGCTGGAGGATCATGTTGGGTTTCACGAAGGAAACGCACCAACAATGCCGATTGCAATTTTGTGAGATTTTGTGTCATCGATTCAACTTGGTGTGAATGTAAACCTGTGGTCGTCGTTGCACGGACGTGTCGCAAAGCGTCGTACGCGTCCACTGCAAGAGTGACATTCAAGTATCTGCCCACTTGACCTATATGTACGAATCGGCCAGTAAGGGTCTGAGACTCCATCAC